AAATTGTAATTATACTTATAAATACTAGTAGGTTCTTTAGATGTAGCAATTACTTCACCAGTTAAAGGATCACATATAGTTGTAAAATTAACATTATCAGAATCAATAGGTGGATTATGATGATTAGTAAATTCAAATTCAATATTTTTAAATTTATTAGTATTAAATGCACCGGTGGGTTGATATTTATAGGAATCTGTTGATAAAGAAAAACTATAATGATATAAACCTTCTTTAGAATTACCTTTAATTTTAGTATATTTTTCTAATTTATCATAAATACCAGATGGAAAAGAATTTTCTCTATATTTTCCATCAACTATAATTCCCAATTCTTTTATTATTTCTTTTTGATTAGTTTGTTCATATATAGTTGGTTCATTGCCTGTAATATATATATTTTTCAAAGTATTATTAATTTGATAATTATCTCTTAGAGTATAATAAACATCATTAGATTCTAAATTAGTCATTTTTTGTAGATTATTAGGAATAGTATCTTCATATGGCCAATTAGTATAATTAGACCATTCATTTCTTTTATATACATCATCGCGTTGACTAAACCACATCCAATTAGATACTAATCCATTAGATTCTAAATTAACCTTAGTGGATTTATTAATTCTAAGATATTTATATTCATAAACTTGTCTTATTAAATAATCTTGTGTATTATTTGCAAATAAAGTTCTCTCTTGATTATCTAAAAAACATTGTGTAGTCATTAAATGTATATCAATATTAATATTATTTCGTTGGTCGGGATATTTAGTTTCTGATGTTATATCTCTATATGGAGGTTCTTGTATAAATCTATAAAATCCATAACGTGTGTCTTTATTTTGTTCTGGAAAAATTCTTGGTATTTGATCATAACTAGCATATTGAGTTTCATCTATTATATCTTTTATTGTAAATAATTCTTGAATAGGTCTTAATATAAAATTAATTTCTAATTCGGCATATTGTAAACAAATAAGTGGTAATGCCATATTAGATAATAAAGTAAACCAAGTATTTAACGGTATGTATAAAGTGCGACTAGGTATTGAAGGTTCAATACCGTCTAAATCATTATCATTTATTTTAAATGCATTTGGATAATTATTAGATCTATTAGAATAGTTAGCAGGATCATTTAATTCAGGTACATTTCCAGTCATAATATTAAATAAATTTTTTTTATTAGCATCAAAATCACGTTCAACAACATTTTGTAAATATGTTCCTGAAAATTTTTGCACAATACGTCCGCCAATTGTAAAGGTAACTTCATCAATAATTTGACTTCCAATATTTTTTATCCATTGAAATTCATATGGTATATATTCAGTATCTGATTTTTTATAAATAGGACTCCATATATTTGGTAATTTAATTACTAAATATGTATCCATTAATAAATCGCCATATCTAGGTATTTTAAAATTTATATTGCTTTTTTGAGTTAATTGTATATTAGTTTGTCCTGTTTGATCTACTCTATATTTTTGTAAACCAAAATTAGTATATTTTGAATATTTAGTTTTAAAAAAACTTTTAGTAGGATTACCATTTAATATTATATTTTGATTTCCTACTGCTACTAAATTTAATAATCCTCCTGCCATTATTATATATTTATAATTTTATAATATTTATTATAAAATTTATTTAGTATTTATATATTATAAATATATAAATGACACAACAACATATAGGAGACGTATTCAAAACAAGGCAGGCGCCATTAATGGAAACAGGACTTAAAGGGGTATTAGAACATTTAAATATTGAAAAAGTTGATGAAATACAAAATAAATTCCAGGAATCATTAGATAGTTTTATATCTGACGATACCAATCATCATATCTATATTGCATTATCATTAGTAATAGTTTCATTTATTGTTTTTTTTGTTTTAAGTTGGGTGTATAATACATTAAGAAAAAAAGATGCCGCATGTGGAAAATTAAATAAAATATACAAAGATATTAGTAGACATAAAACTAGTAGTTATTTTACTATTCATTCCAATGTGCATGCAAAACAAAAAACTAATCCAACTAATTATTTTGATAATCAATACAATAGTTTAATAAAAAATTATTATATTAAAACAGCATATAATGCATGTTGTGGTGATGGTTATAAAAATAACTTTGTTAATATATGTGCTTTAGAAAAATGTATAGAGGTTGGTGCTAGATGTTTAGATTTTGAAATTTATTCATATAATGGAGAACCTATAGTCGCTTCATCTACTGCAAATAATAATTCTATAAAAGAAACATATAATTATATTAAACTCACTGATGTATTTGATATATTACGTGAACATAGTTTTGATGAAACTAAAACTTCTGCTGGTAATGATCCTATGTTCTTACATTTTAGAATTATGAGTGAAAATAAAACTATTTACGATAAATTTGGAGACTATATTAAAGACTATCTTATAAGAGATAGATCAAATATAGTTGATTATGAAAAATATAATTATAAAAATAATCCCAATGATGATATTTTACTAAAGCATCTTGGTTCAAGTATTTTTAATAAAAAATTTATTATTATGGTTAATACACTACATGTTCCAATATTAGATAATAGTAAATTATCTAAATATGTTCATATTCGTTCTGGTTCTAAAGTTTTAAGATTGTATCGTTATGAACAAGTAATTGCTGCTGGTAAAAATAATCCATTAATGATTGATGAATCTCATAGAAGTTTAATTATGGTTTTACCTAATATTGATAATACTTTAAAAAATTATGATCCATTATTACCTTTTAATAATGGTTGTCAATTTGTAGCTATGAAATTTCAAAATATTGATAATAATTTAGTAGGATATTATAAAATGTTTAAAGACTCTGGTGGATTTTCATTTGTTCTTAAACCAAATAATTTACGTAAAGATATTATACCTCCAGAAGAACCAGTTGAAGGTATAGCAGTAGAAGCACCTGAAACACTAACATTAGGAAATCGGTAATAAGTAATAAGTAATAAGTAATAAGTAATTAATAATTAAATATTAATAATATTTACTATTTATTATTAATATATATATAATGAAAGACTTAAGTTTTCAAGAAAAAGAATTACAAATATTAAGAAATGCTATTGATAGTGCTACATCTATTTTAGGACAAAAATTGGTTCAATCTCCGGATATAAAAATTATCATTAATATTTTAGAAAATTTTATAAGAAATAATGATTGTATTTGTTATGGTGGAACTGCCATTAATAATATTTTACCAGAACAAGACAGATTTTATAATAGAAATATTGAAATACCTGATTATGATTTTTTCTCTCCAAATGCGCTTGAATATGCTAAAAAATTAGCAGATATTTATTATAAAAATGGTTATGAAGAAGTAGAAGCTAAAGCTGGAATTCATTCTGGAACATACAAAGTTTATGTTAATTTTATACCAATTGCTGATATAACTGTATTAAATAAACAAATATTTAAAAATTTAATGAAAAATTCTATTAAAATTAATGGTATTTCTTATTGTCCGCCTAATTTTTTACGAATGGGTATGTATCTTGAATTATCAAGACCTATGGGTGATGTTGGAAGATGGGAAAAAGTTTTGAAAAGACTAATTTTATTAAATAAAAATTATCCATTAAAAGGTATTGAATGTCAAAATACAAATTTTGTTAGAGATTATGAAGGATCAAAAATTATAGCTGATGATATTTATAAAATTGTAAGAAAATCTATTATAAATCAAGGTTTAGTTTTTTTTGGTGGTTATGCCGCTAGTTTATATGGAAATTATATGCCAAAAAAACAAAAAAAACAACTTTCTAATATACCTGATTTTGATATTTTATCAGAAAATGCTAAAACCAGTTCTAATATTATTAAAGAACAATTAAATTATGAAGGATACAAAAATGTTAAAATTAACAAAAAACCTGGTATAGGAGAATTAATTAGTGAACATTATGAAATTATGGTTGGTTATGATAATAATTTAGATGTATTATGTTATATTTATAATACTACTTCTTGTCATAGTTATAATATTATTTATTTAAATGGTGAAAAATTAAAAATTGCTACTATTGATACTATGTTATCTTTTTATTTAACTTTTATATATATTAATAGACCTTATTATGATGTTAATAGATTAATCTGTATGTCTGAATATTTATTTAAAGTTCAATTAAAAAATAGATTAGAACAAAAAGGATTATTAAAAAGATTTAGTATAAATTGCTTAGGTAAACATCAAACATTAGAAGATAATAGATCTCAAAAATCTAAAAAATATAAAGAATTACGTGAAAAAAATTGTAAACATGGATGTAGAGAATATGATGAACATTTTTTAAGATATATTCCTTCTGAAAAAAATAAAAAAAAACAAACAAAAAATTGTAATAATAAAAAATATAAAAAAACAAAAAAGAAAAATGTTAGACAATAAAAAAAATTGATATTATTTATTTTACTTCTATTAATAATATCAATTATGGAAGAAATTATCTCTATCAAGGTTAAAACACTTAGATGGGGAGGTCCTAGTATATGTGATATTAAAGGTGATGGATTATGGGATAATAATCATGCATTGGCTATTCATTGGCCACAATTTTCTGAAAATTTTCTTGATGGTGAAAAGTTCTCTCGAAAATATCTTGATAAATTTTATTATAGTTATAGTAAAAACGATCTTGTGAAACCTATTAATTTTGATTATTTTGGTATTAATGATATTATAACAAGAAATAAAGTTTGGGATTATTGTAATAAAATTATTATTTATTATCAAGCTGATGACTAAATATTATATATTATACATTTGCTTCTTCTTTTTGATATATTTTTACATTTTTTTGTTTTTCCATTAACTATTTTTTTTATTTTACAACTTTTATTTGAAAGAATACATCTTCTATAATATGATTTTTTTACATCTATTAAATAAGGAATTAACAATTCTGGATTAGTTCTCTCTACATGACCTTGAAATCCATAAAATGGATAATTTTTATATTTTATAATTTCTATAAATTCTTTATTGTTTTTTTTTGCAAATAACTTTATTTTTTTTGTTTTATTTATCATTTTTGGAGAGATTCCCAATTTATTATTATGAACTATCTTTTTTGATTTATTATAAAATTTACTTAGTTTCTCTCCATCTTTTGTAAATTTTGTGTGCTTATTATAATTATAATAAGCATTAACATCTATAAATAATTTATTTTTATCTAGTTTACTTTCAATTAACATAGAATTTTGAAATCCATGACATATTGATAGAATTGGTAATAATCTCTCGGAATTATTTATAGACTTTGCTATTTTTAATATTATTTTTTGTTTTTTTAAATGTTCTGTAAATTCTTTACTATAATAATTACCTATTTGACTACCTGGGAATAGCAACCCATCTAAATTCTTCATAATAGATTTTAATTTAAATTTTGAGAGATTATAAGGAATTATTATAAAATTTATATTATTAACTTTAAAAAATTTTATAAAAAAAGTTGTTAAAAATACCTGTTTTCTCTTCTCTTCAGCAGTTATATAAGGACTTGCTAAAATTCCTATAATTGGTTTATTCATATTAAAATAACAAAATATTAATAATTTTATTTATTTAATTA